ACTGGGAAGCCTAGGAACTACTATTAGCCGTTAACAGCTAATACAAAGCCAGTCTCAGGACGTACTACTTTAACACCGTAGAGGGTGTCAGCAGTGTACAGAGTAGACAAATACTCTTGTTTGTACTGAGTCTGTGAACGAACAGACATTTGCTCAGCAAGAACCATAGTATCTTTATGAGCCAAGATAGCTGCTTTAACATCGCCACCAACGCTGTTGTTAGCGTCAGTCTCGATGACTGGAGCATTGCTTGTTACATAGATGTCGATACCATACAACTGACCGATCTGACCGTTGTTTACACCACGACCATCAACGAAATCAGAGCTGTTGTAACGATCAATACCCATGATAGCTGCACGGAGTGATGGAGGAACTGCGAAGAAACGACCATCCATTGGGGTGTCAGCATCGTCCATGAGTTTGATCAAGGCACGGAAGCCAGCGTCAGTGAATACGTCAGCAGCAACTACAGTGTCTTCAGCGTAAGCTGTGAGACCAGTAGAAGTGTCGATGTAATAGCTGGTGCTGTGTGTCCAGTCAGAAGCGTCACCGTTACCGAAGGACTTACCTAATTGGAACAATGTGTCGTCAACTTTCTTAGCCAAAGCATAGCCAGCGTCTTCTGTGTAGAAGCGACGGAGTGATGCCAAAGCCTGAACTTCAACGATGTCCTCAATGAAACGTGAGTACTCAAAATGCTGGTCAATCGAAACTAATACTTCGGTCTCGGTGTCAGCTTGGATGGTAACTGTTGTGTTTGCTGCCTTAGCTGTTGCAACACCACGAGTTGGCTTAGGAATATGGAGCGTGTCGCCCTTCTTACCACGCATCGTCATTTTGTTGACGAGGTTTGCCAATACTAGGTTCTTCTGATATGCAGCGATTACTTCGTCAGACCAAATCTCTGGAATAAACTTGTCTGCTGCTGTTTTGTTAACGATGGATGTTGATCCACCTGGGTATGTTACTGCTGCCATTTTAAATCTCCTAAAATTAAATTAAAGTTATTTAACCCTACCATCTGCGTAAGCTTGTAGAATTTCATCTGCCATGCTTTCGTATCTAGCTGGGTCTTGCATTCTTAAGCGAATAAGATCTGCACGACGATAAACAGGTTTTGTTGACTCTCCAGTACCGCCTTGTTGGACGGCTGCAGTCTTAAGTGCTTTGCTTCGGTTCTCATCATCGACCTTCTTCAGCGATTCGTCAGCAGCTTTAGTAGCTTCTACTTTTTGTTGTTTGACGTTGCGTATTGACTTGTAAGTCTCTAGCAGTTCTAACGCTGAATCTACATCGTAGTTGTTTGCCTTAGCAAATAATTCCATCCGTACCTTTGATCCTTGAATCCAAGAAGCAAAGTCATCAGATTGTGCTACACTTAAATAATCAGGATGTGCTTTCTCAATCGTCTGCAGTGCAACTACTTGGGCTTGTTGAGCCTGTTGTTCTTGCAATTGCTTTAGGATTGGGTTGTTCGCTACTGCCTGATTTACTGCCTTAGCAGGGTCTTCGTACCAATCAATCTCTTGTGCTTTACTTGGCTGTGTGTCGTGCTTCTGTTCGAGTTGTTGCTTGATGTATTGATCTAAGAGTTTACGATTCTCACCAACCTCTTGTGCCTGTCGTCCGATTAACTTCTCGGCTTCTTGATGCATCTTAATAATCTCATCTAGAGATTTATTACGATACTTCTCAGGTAAGTCTTGTTCTGGAGCAGCCTCTTCAGTTTGTCCTACTATTTCTTCAGCAGGTTCTGGGGTTGTACTCTCTTCTTTGGTTGGATCAGCGTACTTCTCGTTAGCGTCTACTTCGGGCAGTTCGATAAAATTTGCAGCCATGTATATTCTCCTGTCGCAATGCGATTTTAGGACATTTAAAAAATAGCTCGGTGGTCAAGAGTCCATTTACGAGCCGTGATTAGCTGTTGTTTTTCTTTCCAATGCCAGCTTCTCAGCTCTCATCTTTGCCCATCGTGCCGTAGCACTAGGGAAATCTCCACTGATTGGATCTAAACCCAACCTAGGAGAGGAAAGAATGCGAGTAGCTACCTCGCCACACTCACCACACCAAACTTCTTTTGTGTCAACATCGACGAAGGACTCAGTGATATGTGAATTCTTACATGAAAACTCAAACATCCGTCTCGGCATTGTCTTCCTCTTTCTGGAGTTGCTCGTAGACTTCGGTGCTTGACTCTCTTAAATTCTTTAGCCAGGTCATGATAGAGACTTCTCCCTTTCTGAACCATAACTGTTGCTCAGTATCTACACCTCTAATGGTGTCAGTACTGCTAAGCATAACTTCTATGTCTTCAATCAAATTCTGCCACCCTTTGGATGACATCATTGAGAAGCGATCTTCGTAATAATCCTGTAATTCTCTGTTCATACTCTTTTTCCTTGACAAGGAGAGTTTATTGTGTTAATATATACTTATATTATACCATACTTTTTACAATTTGTCAATACTTATTGCATTTTTGTAGCAGTTTGTAACATAGCAATACGCTCATTAGACATGATATCAGCCTCTTTAAGGGCTAAATTAGCGATTTTCTCTACCTGGGTGAAGGGGTCAGCACCCTGTGGCTTATTCGCAGCCTCTACAGCCTTGATTTGGGTCTCTACAGGGATTGCCTGAGCCTGAGCTCCAGCCTTCTGAGCCTCAGCCATAGCCTTAGCAGCCTCAGCCTGGGTCTTCTGCAAGGTAGCCTGAGCTGTAGCCATGGCAAGTTGCTGCATTTGCTGTTGCATTGGGTCAGGTTGACTCATTTGTTGGAGTCCTGCTACGATTTCTTCACGATTAGAGATACTAGAACCCTGAATTACACCTTGTAATAGCATAGGAACGATAGGAGATTGTGCTCCTAAGGTGGACATTAAGCCCATCATCTGCTGTTGTTCGTACTCACGAGCTACCATTCCTAGGGTAGATACAGGCAAGAACACAAAGTCCTTAACTGGGTAACGATCTGGGTCAAACTGCATGAATCTGTAGGCAGATTTGGTGATGAATGGGATTAAGAAGTCCTCTTGGAAGTTAATTAGAGTACGCTTGTTCTTCTTCATCAAGCCTGAGAGAGCCATAGATAAGCCAGCACCTGAGGCTTCCCCAGCAGCTACCTGTCCAGGCATAGCAGTACTATCAATTGTACCTGTAGCTTGGAGGAGCATTGCTTGGAAGTTTTGAGCAGTCTGGAAGTTCTGAGGATCAGTCGTACCAAACTTGAATGGCATCATAATCTCATTAGGATTACCATTAACTAAGAGGTTCTTACCTGGACGTACGTCGTACTTAGCACCACGAGGCAGACGTGTAGCATCCATTGCCATCATTGGAGAAGTGGTTAACGCTAAAGAATCTAAGTGACTACGGATCTGAGCGTCAATAGCTTTCTGCATATTGTAACCCTTCTCAGCAGTACCACGACCCCAGAAACGACCAGGCATGGAATCAGCTTGATAGGCGACAACAGGACGATCCTTCATCATGTAAGGATTCTCTTCAGCTTTTAAGAGCCACTGATCATCAGCGATGATGACGATAGCCTCTACCATATCTTGGTAGTCTTCAGCCATCGAACCTTCAGGGAATAGATCTACAATCTCTTCTCCGTCTTTCTTCTGTAACTCTTCTAAGTATTCCTTAGGAACAAGACCATAGTAACGAATAACTCGTACCTTGTCGTCCTGCTTAGGAGACATCTCTTGGACAGGCTCTAAGTCCATGTCGTTGTAGCTAGGAGTAATTCCTACCTTACGATATGTACCATCGACCATGCCTTGGACAATCTTGTGATAAGCAACATACTCCTCGATTGCAACACCTAAGGATGATTCTACATCACGAGCGTTAGGATCAATGAGGAAGTTACGAGGATTGATTGGGTGGAGCTGAACCATGAACTTCTTCTGTTCAGTAACTCCGATAGCTGCCATAGCAGTGCCAGGGATAGGCTGGGTGGAAGGAGACATCACTGTTTTCTCTTCTACGGTAATCTCTCCGATACCTGTACCGTACAGTTCTCCTAAGAGAATAATATCATCTAATGCTTTCTTAACCTTCGAGAACTTAAAGTCCTCGTGCATCTGTTGACGTACTAAAGCGATATCGCCTTTGTCAGCATCAGTGCGATCATCAACAATATCAAAGAACTCACCACGACCAAAGACAGCTTCAGAAATCTCAGCTTGCTTCGACTCAACAGCTTGTTGGAGGGCGGGAGTAACAAGACGAGATCTCTCGGACTCACGAGTCTTGTCAGCCCCATCCCAGATTCCTCTGAACAATCTTTCATACTCTTCCCATTTATCTAAGTAGTTTACATCTCGGTGATCTCTCCAACGATTGCAATGATCTACGATGAATGAGACTAACTCACGATCATCTTCTGTTGTGATATCTTCTTTAAATTCAGCCATTCTTACATTCCTTCAGGGATTGTGGATTGTGGAACTTGCATAGCAAACGGATCAGTAAACTGAACAGGAGCAGCACTTTGTAACTTTTTAATCTTTACAGTTGCTCCCGATAAACCTGAAACACTTTCTACTGTGTAATCTTCTCCAAGAACATTAGAAACATATTCTTTTAATTCTTTTTGTGTGAAGCCTTTTTGAAATGTTCTTTCTTTACCAGAGCCTATAATAAAACCGTCTTCTGATTTAATTTTATTCTTAGCAGCATTTACTTCTGCTGCACTTCGTACATTAATGATTGCTTCTCCGTTAGGCGTCAACGATCTACCAATGCTTGTCACTGCTTCGTTACGTTGCGTAGGAGGTAATACGTTTAAAACATTCATATTTACAACTTTATTAGCCACTGCCTCAGGAATATCAGCAGCGTTTGTAAAGTCTGGAGTAAAGTCTTTAGGAGGAATTGGTTCAAAAGTTACCACATTCGCACCACGTTTACGAGCAGATGAAGACCCTAGACCCATACCAGCACCATAGTCTAACACTGTATCTCCTTCGCCTACGTTTAAAAGATCAAATGCTTTTTCATACGTAGGAGTGGTGTTAGATCGTTGAGTTTTGCCAGGATTAATTGTATAGTCAGCAGCTTGTTCTGTAGTTCCAGCACGAGGAGCAGTCATGTTATCGATTGTAATACCTGCTTTACGATTAAGAGGGTCTGTCTCGATTGCTTGCATAGCAGGATTAGCAGCTCTTTCTGTGGCACTTAAACCACGACGCTGCTCAGTCTGACGAGCGAATACTTCTCCAGCTACACCCATATAATCTGAGATAGCTTGCTGATATGCTTGACTAGAAATATTTTTTATTTCAATCACACCAGCTAATGCTGGGTAGTTCTGAGCATTGGCAATAAACTTATCAGCCATGTCTTTACTTCTAAATGCTTTAGTTAAACTTGCACGAGCAGATAGTCCATCTTTAGCTGTGAAGCCAGCAATAGCATCAACGACTGAGTCTTTATCAAAACCGATGCCTTTAAATTGCTTAGCAAACTGTAAAGACTCAGGCAAAGCTTTAGCGATTACTAAAGGCATTGCTTCATTAGATTGTGTAAATACTTGGTTTTCGTTAAGAGTTTTAGTAAAGCTTTCACCCTTAGTAAAGAGTTCTTTACCTTGGACATAGTGTTGGATTTCATGAACAGCAACATTTAATGGAGTGTCTGTTTGTCTCCAGTCAGGATGTTGACGATTAAATAGAATCATGTTCTGCTCAGGAGCGAATGCTGCTAATCGACTAGATGTAGGATCATCTAAGAAAGAAACTGTTACATCTCCAATATCTGGATATGCTTTCTTTAATACATCTGCTTTGAAGATTTCATCAAAAGTTAAAACTTCGTTTGCTGGGAGTTTATTAAGGTCTACACCTTTTCTAAGATCAACATTTTTATCACTGATCTCTAGCATTGCCTTGTTAGCTACAGGATCAAAGGCTATGGCTTCTTTACCGTAGATTGTATTCCACTCCTCAGCAGGTAACTTAAACCAGTCACGCTGTGCGTTCTCTAAGAGATTCGTAGCAGCAGGAGCGTCAATCATACCTGCTGCTCCTAAGTTGCTAATACCTTCACGTCCAATAAACATCTCAGGGACTAGACTAGGTGCTACTCTGCTAGAACCTTTAAACAAGCCTTGTGCTTCTAAGTTATCTACTAACCCAGGAGCTACCATCCTAAACAAGCTACCAGTTATACTCATTTAATATCCCGATATAAAGTCATTAGGTTCATATTCATCGTCCATATCATCTGTAAAGTACGACGTTACAGCTAACTGATCGACATAAGATAAAGCGTCTACTAAGTCGTCATGCACCTGAGAAGTAGGGAACATTAGAAGCTGATCCACAAACTGTGTCCAATCCTCTTCTTCATTCAGTGTTACCTTACCATGCTCGAATCGTCCTTGTAATGCCCAGACAATCCTCTCAGTCTTTTGTTTACCACCATGCGTTAAATCTTGTATCGTTGCGTAGACGTTGTTTGATCTCATTAGATCACTGAGGTAGGGCAGTACAGCATTACGTACTGTTCCTCTTTCAATTCCTACACCTACTGGTTGAAAGTCTCTGATGTTCTTAAGAATCCTTGCTGCTGCATCCTTAACATCCCAACGTCCATGCTCAATCTTCTTTATAAACCAGTCACCATCTTCAGTTACTTTTACTACTGCGATAGCTGATTCATCTAATTTCTTTGCTCTTGCGGAGGAGTAATTAACATTAGTAAAACCTGCTAAGTCTATTGCTATGTAATAAACACCTTCACTGGGTTCTTCTCC